TGGCGCTGTTCAACAAGACGCGGACGAATCGCGGCTCGTGGGCGATCGACAAGGACACCGAGGAATTCGGCTTCGAGAACGTCCCCCTGTCGGGCCTGGATGCGCTGCAGGGCCAGTCTCAGGAGCAGATGTCCTCGGTATCCAGCATCCCGCTGGTCAAGCTGCTGGGCATCACGCCGAGCGGCCTGAACGCCAGCAGCGACGGGGAGATCCGCGTCTTCTATGACGACATCTTGTCCGTGCAGGAAAGCGTGTTCCGAGATCCGATCCAGGCGTGCTTGGAGGTGATCCAACTGTCCGAGTTTGGCGAGATCGATCCTGACATCACCTTTTCGTTCGTGCCTCTGTGGCAGCTGAGCGAGAAGGAGCAGGCCGAGGTGCGGAAGATGGATGCAGACACCGACGCTGTATTGATCGGCGCCGCTGTCATCAGCCCGGACGATGCACGCGAACGAGTGGCTGCGGACCAGACGAATGGCTACCACTCGCTGGAAACCAACCCAGACCCGGATGACGGGATAGACGACGAGGACGAGCCGGAGGAAGGCGAAGAGCGCGCCGACTTCAGCACCCAAGCCTATGCCTGATCTTGTCTCCCCCACCGGCCGTGACATCCTGGTGCCAGCCACGCATGCCAATCGCGGTGTGCAGGCGGCGTACAGGAAGCGGCTGGACCGGCTGATCGATGAGATGCAGCGGTCGATCGTGTACTGGATCAAGGCGACCTACCGGGCGAACACCCCGGAGCTGGCTCAGGACGAAAGCCCTGCAGCAGCATTGAGCAAGATGATGCGCAACCTGGCGCGCCAGTGGCAGCGCAAGTTTGATCAGGCATCGCGCCCGGTGGCTACGCGGTTCGCTGACGAGTCGATGAGCGCGGCTGACGTGTCTCTCCGTGATGCGCTGCGCCAGAAAGGCTTCAGCGTGCAGTTCGGTATGACACGGGCTGCCAACGACGTCTTCCAGGCCACGGTGGCGGAGAACGTCGGGCTGATCAAGTCCATAGCTTCTGAGCATCTTCAGGAGGTTCAAGGGCTGGTCATGCGGTCGGTGACGCAAGGGCGAGACCTGAGCGACCTGTCCAAGGATCTGGAGAAGCGCTACGCCGTCACCAAGCGGCGCGCCGCGCTCATCGCCAGGGACCAGAACAACAAGGCAACCGCGACCATCACGCGGGTGCGCCAGCAGGGCCTGGGCATCAAGCAGGCCAAGTGGATGCACTCGCGTGGTGGGAAGAAGCCACGCCAGTCGCACGTTGAGGCCAACGGCCAGCTCTACGACGTGGACAAGGGCATGTACATCGACGGTGCCTGGATCAGGCCCGGCGAGCTGATCAATTGCCGCTGTGTGGCGCAGAGCGTTATCCCGGGATTCGAGGAATGAACAAGAACAACCCTGACGGCCTGGCCTTCGACCGCGCCAGTGTGCGCACTGTCGACCAGGACGGCCGGCTGCGCGTGGAAATCACGCACATCAGCAAGGCGGCGGTCAATCCCTACCGTGGGGACGAGATCCCGGACTGGGAACGGCTTGGGCTTGACCCCAACCGCGTCTATTTCCTGCTGCGCGACCCGGACGAACTGGCGCGCGCGGCGCCGAGCTTCAACAACATCCCTCTGCTGAGCAAGCACGTCCCCGTAACGGTGGACGAGCCTCAGAAGGAATTCGTGGTTGGCGCCACGGGCAGCGATGCCGTTTTCACGGCGCCGTACCTAGACAACTCCCTCGTCGTATGGGACGCCGTAGCCATCGCCGGCATTGAGTCGCGGCAGCAGCAGGAGCTTTCGAGCGCCTATCGCTACCGGGCAGACATGACCGCTGGCGTGTACCAAGGCGTGCCATACGACGGGGTGATGCGAGACATCCGCGGCAACCATGTCGCGCTTGTCGAAGTAGGCCGGGCTGGCCCGGACGTCGTCGTAGGCGACAGCAATACCCTCAAACCTTCGGAGAACCCGAAAATGAAATTTAGCAAAACTGCTATCGCGGTCGCCGCGGGCCTGCGGGTGTATCTTCGCCCCAAGCTGGCCCAAGACGCCGCCCTGGGCGACCTCGGCCCCCTCGTGAAGGGGCTGACCGCCAAGAACTTCGCCAGTGAGCGGCCCCGCCTCGTGCGCGCCGTGGAAGGTCGCGTCAAGGGCAAGCTGGCCCAAGATGCAGACCTGTCCGACCTGGCTGAGGTGATCGACACGTTCTCGACTCCCGGCGATCCGCTGGTGGCCGGTGACGAGGACGACGCCGAAGACCCCGCCGTCGCCCAAGACGACGAGCTGATGGGCAAGATCCGCGAAATGCTGGGCGAGAAGCTGGGCCCGGAAGAAGCGGCGCGCGTCATGAAGGCGCTGGGCGAGCCGACGTCTTCGGAACCCGGCGCGCAGGACGAGCCGCCTCCCTTCGCTGGCAAGCCGGATGAGCCGGTCAGCAAGCCCGCGATGGACGCTGCCCTGGCCAAGGCCACCAAGGAAGGCGAGAACGCTGCTGTGGCCCGCATGACGGCCATCCGCACGGCCGAACAGGAATGCCGTCCGATCATCGGCGACATCATCGCGCAGGATTCCGCCGAGGCCGTCTACAAGATGGCCCTGGATGCCAAGGGTATCGACCTGACCGACACGCCGCCCTCGGCTTACCGCGCGCTGGTCAAGTTGGCCCTGACGCAAGACCAAACCCCGAAAACCCCGCGTGTCGCGATGGATTCGGCTGCTCACAAGAGCTTCGCCGACCGCTATCCCGCCGCCTCCCACGTCAAGGTGCTGTGATCATGGGCTTCCAAACGCAGATCTACATCGAACCGGCCGCCGCGGTTGCCGGCGACTTCGCCAGTTCCAACCCCCGTTCGGTCGTTCTGGCCGGCCCGGGTCAGTTGGTCGCGGGCGCTACGGGCGTCACCGTCGGCCGCTTCGCCTGGGCGGATGCCGCTGGACTGGTGACCAACGCCGGCGCGAACAAACCCACGGGTTTCGTGCACCGCGAGCAGCAAGGCGTCATCACCATCTGGCTGGCCGAGTCCACCATGCTTGTGCCGACGGGCCTGCCGGTCGTCCTGCACAACCTCGGCGACTTCTGGGCCGCTACGAAGACCACGGCCACCGTCGGTCAGAAGGTGTTCGCCTCCAACACGGACGGCACCATCTCGACTGGTGCGGCTGGCGCCACTATCGCGGGCAGCACGGAAACCGACTGGTTTGTCGCCAGCGCGGGCGCTGTGGGTGCTCTGATCAAAATCACCTCCACTCAACTGGGGTAAGCAAACATGCGACACGCAGACCTTCAAATGCTGGAGCGCGTCTTCGGCATCCACTTCCCCGGTGCGCAGGACTACCTGCCCGAGGAATACCGCCGCGACTTCGCTCTGGCCATGGACGCCGCCGGCCCGCTGGTCACGTCCAGCAACACCGGCATCCCCGGCTATCTGACCAACTGGGTTGACCCGCAACTGACCCGCGTCCTGACCACCCCCATGCAGGGCGCGGTCATTCTGGGCGAAGGCAAGAAGGGCGACTGGACCACGCTGACCGCCACCTTCCCGGTGGTGGAATCGACCGGTGAAGTCAGCTCCTACGGCGACTACAGCGAAAATGGCCGCGCGGGCGCCAACACGAACTTCCCGCAACGCCAGTCGTACCACTACCAGACCATGACGGAATGGGGTGAGCGCGAGCTGGAAATGGCTGGCCTGGCGAAGATCAACTGGGCGTCCGAGCTGAACATCGCCTCGGCCCTGGTGCTGAACAAGTTCCAGGACAACAGCTACTTCTTCGGCATCGCTGGCTTGCAGAACTATGGCCTGCTGAACGACCCGAACCTGTCGGCCCCGATTGCCCCGGGCGCAACTGGTACCGGCTCCGGCACGACCTGGGCGACGAAAGATGGCGGCGCGATTTACGACGACATCTCGCAGCGTTTGTATAACCAGCTGGTGCAGCAGACCCGTGGCCGTGTCACCCGCCGCGACAAGATGAAGCTGTGCATGTCGCCGGAAATCGAAGTCAACCTGACGAAGACCAACCAGTACAACGTCAACGTGACGGACCTGCTGGCCAAGAACTTCCCGAGCATGACCATCGAAACGGCCGTGCAATACAACACCGGCAGTGGCCAACTGGTCCAACTGATCGTTGATTCGATCGAAGGGCAGGAAGTCGCCACCGCGGCGTTCACCGAAAAGATGCGCGCACACCCGATCATCCAAGCGACTTCGAGCTTCAAGCAGAAGAAGTCGCAAGGTACCTGGGGCGCCATCATCAAGATGCCGCTGGGCATCGCCGGCATGATCGGCGTCTAACGCCACAACCGCAGTACCGAGAGGCCCGCCACATTCGGCGGGCCTTTTTCATTCCTAGAGGAAATACGACATGTCGACCGTAACCGTCGCCTGCAAGCTGCCCAATGGTCTCGTGCTGGATCTGCCGGACGTGGAAAAGAAGGTTGTGCTGAATGGCGCGCACCACGAAGAGGCGATCGCCGGCCACGGCATGACCGAAGTGGATGAGGACTTCTGGAACAAGTGGTCCCAGATCTACAAGGACTTCGAACCGCTGAAGAAAGAGCTGATCTTCGCTCAGGGTGGCGAACGCAGCGCCGCCGCCAAGGCGAAAGAACAGAAGGGCAACAAGACCGGCCTGGAAGGTCTGGACCCCAAGAAGCCGGCTCCCGGCATCGAAGCCGAAAACTACGAAGGCAAGAAGAAGGACTAGGCCATGGGCATCGTCACGTTCGACCCTGCGGAGTTCCGCGAGCTGTACCCGTCCTTCGAGTCCTTGACGGACGCGCAGCTGAATCAGTCTTTCGGGCTGGCCACGCTGTATCTGGACAACACGGAGTGCAGCAAGGTTTCGGACGTGGCGCAGCGCAAGATCCTGCTGTACCTGCTCACTGCTCACATCGCCAAGATGGCGTATGGCGAGTACGGGCAGAAGCCGAGCGGCCTGGTCGGCCGGATTGGCAGCGCGACAGAGGGATCGGTTTCCGTGTCCGCCGAGTACAACGCGCCGGCTGGTTCCGCCCAGTGGTACTTGCAGACGCCGTATGGCGCCTCGTACTGGGAGGCCACGGCGCGCTATCGGGTCGGCCGGTATGTGCCGGGTCCGAATGGCTACGCCGTGCCGGTGGTGATCCCATGGCGGCCCTGAACTTCAAGGGCGGCGACGCCCTGATGGCGCGCCTCAAGGAGATCGCCGACAAAGCCGGCCAGGGTGGAACGTTGCGAGTTGGCTTCCTGGAGAACGCCAAATACCCGGACGGTACGCCTGTGGCGATGGTCGCTGCGATCAACGAGTTTGGCCGTCCTGACCACAACCAGCCGCCGCGGCCCTTTTTCCGTCGAATGATCGAAGAGAAGCAAAAGGGTTGGGGCAAGTCTCTGGGGAATCTCGCGGTTGCCAACGAGTACGACATCGACAAATCCCTGGGCCAGATGGGCGAAGGGATGAAAGGCCAACTGCAAGCGTCCATCCAGAAGTTCGACAGCCCCCCGCTCTCACCCAACACCGTGGCAGCCAAGGGCTTCGCCAAGCCGCTGGTGGACACCGGCCACATGATGAACAGCGTGGATTACGAGGTCGACACATGAATTTGCACGGCATCGTAAGCCCGATCATCGCCGCGGTGAACCCGATGATTGCCGGCAACGTCCGGTACA